TTCTAAGTCTCTTGAGAAAATCAAATCCCAACGATTCTTATAGTCTTCATTTGCAACGCTAAAAGGTCTTGGTGCAGAACCTTTGCCACCATCACTTGCCATATCAACTCCTGTTACTTAATGTTCTGTCCAGAATCAGCTTCTGTTTTGTCTTCTCTAATTTCCAAGAACACTGGTAAAAATAGCGCATCTGTATCGCTGTTCTTATCTTTAATTCTTGCGTTGTATTTTACCGCCATGATTTTACCGATTACTTCTTTTCCGATTTTATCTCGTAAATCATCGCTATATCCCGTGCCGACATTGGTACGAACTTGTCCGTCGGAGGATTCTCCAACAAGCGAACCAAGTCTTCCCGTGTATTTTCCTGTACCTTCTTCCCAGCCCACGATTCGTAAATCGCACTCAAGCTCACCTTTGAATTTGATCTGATGTTTGACACGTTTGTTTTCCCATATTCCAGTAGAGTCTTTTAGGATAATCCCCTCTTGACCTTTATCAAGGTAAGACTCAAATAATTCTCGAGCTTCATCAAGAGACGCAACGGTTGTGTTCTCGACCAGCCTGATATTAATGTTATCAACGTTCTGCAAAGATTCAAAACGATCTTTATAGGGTATACGACACACACTGTTTTTAAAGTCTTCATAAGGTATAACATCCCAAACTGTAGCATTTACTTTTGACGCTTCAATAGTACTAATTGTACCCTTAACAGCTTTGTTTAAGATGCCATTACCAGTTTGACGATCCATAATTACACCATCATCAACCACTAACAACTCGCCATCGTATACATAATCTTTGCCTGCAGCTAGTCTGATAAAGTCATCAACTAGATATCCAAGCAACTGAATTTCTTTACCATTACGTGATCGAAATTCAACGGTGTTATCTTTTACAATAGCGTTAAAACGCATTCCATCCATTTTCAGCTGGACTGTCGCGGGAAACTTAATTTTATTTATCAATTTTTCTTCATAGCCACTGCACAGCATGCAAGGGTATTCGTAAATAAAGTTCGGCCAGACCTTGTTAACTGTCGATCCTGATGCTCCACACTTTAAGTCTTTTGCAATGATACGTTCAATAACCTTAGCGTCACTTGCACTCAAACTTGAAAGTGTATCGGCAAGAAAAGCTATTGCAGCATTACCAGTGATCGTACGATTATATAAAGAACTTAAAGAGTATACTGCAACAGGCAAACCGATTGTAGGAATACTGCAAGATTTATATTTTGGAATCTTACGAATGTAAAATTGTATGAATGGATCAAGGGCAAGAAAAATAACTTGCTTAAGTAGTTCATTGTCTTTGTGCTGAGATAAAATGCTCTCTTTTTCAAGACGAGAACTAGTTGCAGCAAGTTGTTCAAATATTTCATTCATAACAATTTAATCTTATTAATTACGGAGTTTGCTTCTTTTAAACTACAGTTGTCCATTACAAATTTATCAACACGATCTTCTGTCACAGTCAACAGCTCTTCAATATAATCTAAGTATCTTTCTGGTACAGAAGCCAGCCATCTGTAGAGGACCTCCTCATCCATCGCCAAGAGGAACTCAAAATTATCTTTATCCTGGCTTGCCATTCTTTTTTTCTTTCACCACCTCGGGGATGAATCCATGTTGAGCAACAAGTTCTGGGGTGATTTTCTTGTACATCTTGTGAAGTGTTTGATCTTTGATTGCACAAAGTACTTTAGCTTCAGATGGGTGGACACCTTCAAGCAATTGAATGAACAATGACTCACGACGAATCTGACTAAGAGGTTGAGCTTTTGTAAAGATATAAAGCTTGCGCATCTCTTGAGTAAAGTTTGAAGGATTCATTCCCATTGGTGCTGCATCTTCTTTATAAGGTGGAACTCCCTCAGGTAGCTCGAACTTTTTCTCGGGAAGAAAAGCATGTTCAAACAAAGACTTTAGCGCGTTATTACCCTTGAACTCAACTAGCTTTTCTGGTTCGGTGTTAATAAGCTCTAAAATCTCAATCAAATATTCACGTGCCATTTAAAAATCCTCTATTTCATTCAACAACATTCGGCACTTGTTTTTAATCAAGTAATTCATCACTGAATTCTTATCGCCTACCGAAGGTTTTTCATACTCATCAAGAATGATTTTCTTGATGTCCTCAGGTATATATGCAAAGTCTACGAGGGTAGCATTGCGGTGCCAGTTACGGCGTTCAGCATCATCTCGACAAGCATCAAAGCCGCGTTCCATGAATTCAGCAAGACGTTTAGAGCTTACAGACTTTTGGCGTTCTTCAGTAATAAAAACATCATCCGCGGAAAAGATGTTAGGTACACCATCGCCGCTATCACCCTTAACAATGTGTTCAACCATCCATTCTTTAAGTTCTTTCTTAGAAACTTTGATTTGCTTCTTAAGGAAAGGACTGTACTGAGAGATGTTATCATATTTCTGAAGTTGCTTGAAGTCTTTATCAGAAGAAACAATCATCACAGCTTCGTGCTTGCCAAACTCTTGAGTTTCTAAGGCAAGCACACCAATCACATCATCCGCTTCGCAACGATTAACATTGACTACACGCCAAGGAAAGTGCTGCTTGATATCTTCCCGGATTTCGCCAAGCGTATCAAAGATGAACTTCCAATCGAGATCAGAAGCATCACGGGACTTTTTACGAGAAGCTTTGTAGTTAGGAAAGAATTCTTTACGCCAGTATCCACGACCATCGCAGGCAATTACGGCTTCACCGAATTCTTTGCCATACTTTTTCTTGTAAGACTTGATAGAAGAAATAGCGATGTGACGAATCAAATCTTTCTTTGCCTTAGCATCATCAGTCTTAAGTTCTTTTTGCATCGTCATAATAGATGCAAGACATACTTGGTTGAAGTCAATTAAAATCATAGTGTATCCACTCCATAGTATCCAAGCAATACCTTTATTGCTTTAAGAACTTTTATATTATATGCCATATCTTCTAGGCGATGCAACGGAACCTCGTCCATCTCATTAATCTCAGCGTTTTCAACTGTCAAGAATTCATGTTGCTCTAATAGATTTTGAGCAGCAATTCTATCTGCAGTTTCCCAGTCAATATAAAACTTTTTAGTGTCAGACATTATTGCCATCCTATTTGCGCATACACAACAATGTAACAATTACAAGAAGGTTCCCATTGTGAACGTTGTTGGTATAGTGGAGTAGCTCCTTGGTAAGGAGGAGGTGATCCTAGATTATACACCTTTGGTGTATTAATGTAAACAGGTGGTTGAGGAAGTTGCTGAATCACAATAGGTTCAGGTTGGCGTTGATTTTGATTCATTCCATAACCAATCACACCACCAATAATCAAAGGAACCCAGATGTTTGAGCTATTATGACCGTGATGTCTATAACCATTTGCAAAAGCTGTGGTTGAAACAAGAGCTAATAGAGCAATAAACTTTTTCATCAAAACACCTTAACAATGATACATTCTTCGTTGATACGTCCGTTGACTGCAGCTTCTTTAGTAGTCAACCCTTTGAATGCTGTAGCAAAAGTACGTTTAGTCATAGCAACAAAGTCTTTAATCTGCTCTGGTTTACGCAGAGTCTTAGACCCGGAACTTGCCACTTCATAGCCAATGATTGAGGTGCCCTTAATACTAAGAGTTCCATCACCAACACCTCGATAGATTTGCACTTTCTTGTACTTAGTGTTATACACCAAGACTTCAGAAGCACCAATAATCTTTTCAGGCTTAACAGAAGTCAAACCAAGTTCAGCAAAGTCTTTCATGAACTTAACGCCACGTGCAACAACTGAAGGAGGCTTCACTTTCTTAGCACGAGGTTTACGTACAGACTTAGCAGCAACAGCTTGTTGAGCACATGCAGCTTCAAGGTCTTCAATGAATTTGCAGATTTTCTTAACCTTTGTCTTCTTAAGAAAAGCATAACCTTCATTGAGTTGCTTATCTTTGCCTTCAATCAATTCTTGCATTTCATTCCAAAAAGAAACAAAAGCAGAAGGAATCAACTTAGAAACTTGTGGACTAACTTGATTGAACTTCAAGTAGTCTGCAAAGTTAGGTTCAACATCGTTTTGAATGAAATCATCAAACAGTGCATTACATTCAGCAATGTGAGTAGATGCTGATTCTTTGATACGATCTTGAACAGACACAACTGGTGCAGCAGAGACAGTTTTAACTTTAGGTGCACCAACTAGGACAGACACTACACTTGCGGTTTCACGCAGACGTTTAATTTCAGAATCAATAAAATCGATTTCGCGTTGCTCAAGATACTGTTCCCGCAATTTTAAGCGAATCACTGTGCCAAGCGAACGAAACTCGAAGTCAGATGTCACGTTGTCAAAATCACCAGTGTTCTGTTTGCCAACGTAGGCATAGACCCACTTACGCTTTTCTTTGTTGTCAAAGTTAGCATTGTAGTAGTTGAGTGCTGCCATCATAGACATGGTGTAATTGTCTTTGTCTATCACAGGCTCGAAGCTGCCAAAGCCTGTGCCTAGCACTTTCAGTTTTTCGCGTTTAGCTTTTAGCTTTTCGTCTTTAGTCATTGCCATGAGGTGTTCCTTGTTTTGATAGATCAATTATACCACGAATTTGATTTATTGTACACAACTATTTTTGTACACCTTTGTGTTACTCACCGGCACGAAGCTCAACAATCTCGGTATATAATGTTTCAAACTCTTCATGATTTTGTTGCTCATTAAGAAAGTTTTGCTTATGAAATGTGCGAGCCATTTTATTTAATACTCGCTTTGAGAGTTTAAATTGGTCATTCAATTCATTAACTGCGTCTTTAATGTAATCCTTTTCTGCATCAATTCGTGTCATTGAATTGGAAATCTCTTGCATTGCGTCTTTAATTTTCTTGCGGTCTACTGGTGATGAAATCATATATTCTCCATTATTTAAGATCAAATTCAATTCGTGTGATAGATGTCTGTAGAAACGATCTCCACTCTTGTTTATCTAAATCAAAAACTTTAATAGCTTTTGATGCAGATTCATTTTCTGTAGTACCCTTTGGATGTTTATCTTCAGGAATATTTACACCATTACGTGTGCATTTCATTGTACGGGAAGTTCCATCTTTTTTATTAAATGTAACTGTGATTGGAAATTCTTCCGACAATAACATAACCATCCAATCATGGAATTCTGTTGAGTCTAAAATTTCGTTTAGTTTTTCCGGTTCACTGCTCATGACATTAATAAAGTTTGTGCCTGTATTTGTGCTAATCATATTATAGATTCCAATTAATATTTACTGAAATAATTTCTTCGCCATGTGCTGAAGCAGTTGCAGAAGATTTTGTGGGGAAAATCTTCACAGCGACATAGCCTAAGCCTTTATCAAAATCAGATTTGATCATCCATCCCTCTTTTAGAGTGGTAATCTTTTGAATTGAAATGCTATCACTTGCTCCTACTGAAGACCTGAATAATGCTGGCACTTGCTTCTCTCCTTCCATTGTAAACCTCACAGTGTTGTTGATAATCAATTATACACTAAAAAAGAATTAAATTTTTTCTATTTTGAACTCGTCTGCAGGTGTTATAGACTCTGCCATCTTAAGATGATTTTTTGGTACTGGCTGAACGCTCTCAACAACAGGCTCTTCTTCAACTTCTGGTGTTGGTGGTTCTATTGACGGAACAAGAGTAGGTTCAGCCACTACTTTCTCTTGTTCTTTTTTGGCTATCGTTTGATTCAAGGCTATAAACATTAAAACTGCAAGGGGATCAAACACTCCCACGATCATTAATATTACTATGCGGACGGCTTTCTCGAGGAAGCTGGTTTCTTCGGCTTGTTCGCCGTAGATGAGTTTTGCGATGTATTTGATTGGACCGACTTCGGCTTCGACTTGTCTGACTTCACTGGCGTAGGGTGCACGGGCTTCGCTGAGCTTGGTGAGCTCTTCTTGGCTGGCACTGGTTGATTTTGCAAGATCGGCTCGCTCTTTGGCTTGACTTCTTCTAATGGCAATGGAGCGATTGATGCCGGAGTCTCCACTGCCTGAGGAGGCTGTACTGGAGTTGGCGGCTGAACTGCCACCGGTTCTGGAGATCGTTTCAGTAACTTGAAGATCCAATTGATTAAGTGTTCTACGCGACTCATTTATAATATCCTTATGAAATTTAATTTTTTCATCAATGGCAGCAAGTTTATATTGAGCTTCACCTACAACCAATGACTGGTCTCCGTGAGCTTTAGATAAGAAGCCAAAGATGCCCATGCTCGTTAAACTCATCAATACAACTATTGCTATTAGAAAATAGCTCTTAAGAAGTAATGAAGTGCTTTCCCAGTTTCTATATAGCCACGAAGTAACTACAAGCTTTGATACTTCAAGTGCGACACCCATTATTGCAATAGATACAGCAGCACCTGAAAATATCGCCATTAATCCCATTATAGCGTAATACGCTGCAATAGATGATAAAGAAAATGCTGATAGGAAAAGTAAATACGTCATAACTTTACATGAGTTCTATGAATTTTACAAGCGATGATTCCATTGTACCATTGGTCCTGTTTTTCTAAGACTTCGTATTGAAACTGAAGCTTAGCCTCTAAATAAGACATTGTACCTTTATTGCCACACATGTGCAATATTTCACGCGTAAAATTATGTTCACCTAACTCAGCAACGTCTTTTGTTAATTCATCCGAAGATGACCAGTATACTTTCCAATCAGAAGGTACCTTTACTCTTTTCTTTTTTCCTTTAAGCATCTTAGTTTTTGAAAACCAAAACAATTTCTTACCAATGTATCTTCTACCATTAGTAAGATTAGTAATTAAATATACGTACCCGATATTTTTATCGATCAGATCTTCATTAAATTCTATGCCCTGATATGTCCACATACTTTATCCATCTTGAATAAAGTATTTATTGATTTAATTAAAGTAACCAAGTCTTCTCATAGTATTTCTAAGCTGGCGTATACGCTCACAGATCAACAATACTCTATTAGACCTATTCGTCGGCATCGTCGTATTTCTCATCTTCGGTAATATCAGCTGCGCATACCGGGCAGCACGCAATAGAAGACTTTTCGTGATCATCGCTCTTTAATATAATTTTGCCGAATGCTCCACAATCTGGACATTCGAATAATCTACTTGCAGCCATTATATATCCTTTTCGATTTTTTCATACATTATGCCCAAACACTTTCCCAAGTACCAGCAGTAGCACCCTTTGCGTAATCTGTTACTCTGTTTTCAAAGAAGTTACCATGAATTGGCGCGTTGATCATTTCCTCAACCCAAGGCAGTGGATTCTTTTTAACTTTAAAGATACCTTTCATGCCTAGGCCAATTAGACGACGATCAGCAATATAACGAATGTATTGCTTGACATCTTCTTTTGTTAAGTTCTGGCTATCATTAACACCAAAGGCTAGCTCAATAAATTTATCTTCTAGCTCAACCATCTTTTCGCAAATAGTATAGATCGAACTCTTAAGTTCGTCATTCCAGATTTCTGGATTTTCTTTGATAAACTCTTTAAAGATACGCATCATGTTTTCAGCGTGTTGTGTTTCATCAACAATAGACCATGTAACAATTTGACCCATGCCCTTCATCTTACCATGACGTGGAAAATTCAACAACATGATGAACGAACTAAACAACTGCATGCCTTCAGTGAATGCTGAAAATACCGCGATGTGCTTTGCTGTATTTTCTTTAGTACTATTTTGAGCAGATAAATTTAAAACATAGTCATGTTTTTCTCGCATCTCGGCGTATTCTAAGAATTCAGAGTATGTAGTTTCAGGCAAACCAAGGGTTTCAATAAGGTGACTATAGGCAGCAATGTGCAGTGCTTCGCGGGCAGCAAAGCCTAACAACATCATTCGTACTTCTGGTTGAGGGAAGTAAGGGAGATAGTTGTTAACATAACCACCAGCAACGTCAATGTCGCCTTGAGTAAAGAATCTAAAGATGTGAGTAAGGAACTGCTTTTCTTCTTCAGTTAATTTCTTTTTCCAGTCCTTCACATCTTCCGACATAGGAACTTCGGTATGAAGCCAATGGCTTTGCTCATGCTTTAACCATGCATCATACGCCCAAGGATAGTTAAATGGCTTAAAGCTACTTCTTTCGTCCATTAATGTGGAAGTTTTCTTTTTAATCATTGATAAACTCTTTTAATTGTGTTTTGTTTAATGCGCCAGTTTTACGTCTTACTTCGGTCCCGTCTTGTAGTACTACTAATGTAGGTACTGATCTAATATTATATGTTGCAGCTAAATCTAATTGATCATCAATATCAATTTCTTTTACTACAGTATCAAGATCATCTATGCCTTTAAGTGTCATTGATAACGCTTGGCAAGGGCCACACCAAGCTGCTGAAAATTTTAGTACTTCTTTCATTCTTTATCCAATTCTAATTCTATAAATTTTAACTTGTCATTGTAGTGTACATTGGTAACTTCTTTATACCCATCCGAAGTCCAAACACATACTCTAATACTATCTTTTGATTTTTCTAATAGACCACTGTTTTTATTGACATGTTCAGCCCAAGTGGACTTAATAAGATGATAGATATTATATGCGTCCATTTACCAGTGCCTCCATACGCCTGCTATAATATGTGCGCAGGTTATCATTTCTACAATTCTCATAGTCCACCAAACAAGAGGACTATGAGATTCTTGTTTCTTTGACTCTTCTTCCATTTACCCCTCACATGCAATACAATCATTACCTTGGGCAATAGCAGTCATGTCAATTTCTTTAATAATTTCGCGTTCAATCTTTTTATGAACTTTATCAGCTTTACCAATCTTTTCAGAACGGCAGTAATACATAGTCTTAAGCTTCTTTTTCCATGCTAGAAAGTGAACACTGTGAATATATTTAATATGACTATCAGGACGGAAGAATACGTTTAAGCTTTGTGCTTGATCGATATACTCTTGTCTATCAGCTGCGTGTTCGATAACCCAGCGTTGATCGATTTCCATAGATGTCTTAAACACTTCTTTATCATGTTCATTCATCCAATCTAAATGTTGAACTGAACCATCATTTGCAATGATTGAACGCCACACTTCATCAGCCCATCCTTCATTGTGACTTTGAGCTTCTTTTTGAATGACTACATCAAGAAATTTATTCTTATTTAGGTGAGAGCCCGATAGAGTGTCTTGGCGATAAGCATTGGCGCGATAAGGTTCAATGCTAGGACTAGTATTGCCCATGAGAATGGAAGAAGAAGCATTGGGAGCAATAGCCATAAGATGACTAAAGCGATTGCCAGTACCATAAGCATCAGGCGCTTGACCTTTTTCAGATCCCAATATTTGATTTGCTTTATCAAGTTCATTTCTAATATGTTTAAAAATACGAATGTTTAAAGATTTTGCTAATGGAGATTCCCATGCTATGTTTTTCTTTTGTAGAAGAGCATGAAAACCGAGAGCGCCAACACCGATGCTCCGTTCACGGCTAGCACTATATCTTGCGCGTGATATGCTATCAGGAGCATTATCAATGAAATATTGAAGGACGTTATCGAGCATCTCCGCAACGTCCCGAAGAAATAGTTTGTCATCTTTCCAATCATCATAGTACTCCAAGTTCAAAGAAGATAAGCAACACACTGCTGTACGTTCTTCATTTGTGGGAAGAATGATTTCAGAACAAAGGTTTGATTGATGAACTTTAAGTCCAAGATCTTTTAAGTGTTGTGGTAGCTTGCGATTGGATTCATCGATAAAGTGAAGATAAGGTTCACCAGTTTGCATGCGTAAGTCAAGAATCTTTTCCCATAGCATCTTAGCAGATACAACTTCACGAATTTCACAGCTGGCAGGATCAACTAGTTGCCAATCATCATTTGCATCTTTATCAAGCATACAGCGCTCGATGATTTCCATAAACGAATCTGGAATATTAATGCCGTGGTGTAAATTCAAACAACGTAAGTTTTGGTCGCCTGTACCTTTACGCATTTCTAGAAAACTAATAACGTCTGGATGACTAATATCAAGGTAAGCAGCATAAGAACCACGGCGAGTGCGTCCTTGACGATACGCCAAAGAAGAGGCATCGTACATTTTAAGGTGAGGCATAACACCAGTACTCTTATCATCCGCTGAACGTATGCCAAAACCGATGCCAACACCACCACCAAGCATACTAAGCCAATTAGTTTCAGAAAGATTATCAACTAGACCCTCCGCGCTATCTTCGATGTAGTTAAGGAAGCAGGAAATAGGCAAACCACGCTTGCTGCGGCCAAAAGATAAAATTGGAGTAGAGTAACTAAGCCAATGCTTGCTACTATACTCATACAAACGTTGAGCGTGATCAGCATTAGATCCAAAAGTGCTGCTAACATATGCAAACCTTTCTTGAGGTGAAACCTCATCTTCTTTCATATACGATTCTTTAAGCCTAGTCAACCCCAATTGATCGAATAGAGAATCTCTGGAATAGTCTACATTTATTCCATGCGCAGTGTGGTTCATATTTTTATCCTTGTTGTGTGAATTCAGCTGCAAGTGGAAAGATTTCAGCAATCACTACAGCACAAGCTTTTGCGATTTCCATATGTTCCAATTGCGTACCATTTGATGCTCTCAATTGAATGTAGTGAATCCAACTACGGATAGTACCATTCATGTAGACTCGGGTTTTAGTGAGACCTTCAGGTAGAACTACTCGAGCTTGTTCTTTTGCAATTCCAGATTTGATTGCCCACTCATAAGCTTCTTTAGCAGCCTCAATAACTTTACGCTGCTGTGTGTCCCACATCTGTGCAAGTTTTAAACCTTCAACCGAGTTAATATCTATATGAATTGAGTTTTGGCGGTTTTTGGTATCTTGAAGACGGCATTCCCGCAAGGTGAACATATCACCAAGTTCTTTTGGATCGGCGTAGCGTTGGGAGAATTCTTGAAAAGCAAATGATCGATGACGTACAATTTGGTGAGCAATGTCACGTGTAGTATCAATCTCTAAACATGCACTTGCCATTTCTAGTGGAGACCAGTGGGCGTGTTTAATAAGATATTTGATTAGCTTTTCGGATGTTTCAGTGTTATACTGATTTGCTGGATTTGATACACGGGCACAGAAAGCTACAAGCTCCTGCACATCATATAGACCCTCATCGACCAGTTGACGAGAAGGCTTCGAATAAGAAATTAATTTTACCTGCACAGATCACTCCATAATATTTCATTGATGTACCATTATATATCATAATCTAATATTTGTACAAAGGTGTTGTTACAAATTCTTAAAAGATTTTTGGAATGACTGTGTGTAAGATATAACCAATTACTGCGGCGCCACCAAGCACATACCATTTCCATTGTTCTAGACTTGTTAGTCTATTTTCAATTTGCTTGATGTCGTTCTGAATTTCTTTTTTGATATCATTATGTTGA